TGTTTAAACACTACAAAATCGGTGATCTGTGCAAATGTAATCCAGAAATTCTCAAATACATAGAGACACTGAAAACAAAAAAATAATTAGTTATCTAATGACTCATACAATTCATCAACAGCTTCCTCAAATTTATCAATAGGTATCATTTGACCATCTTTTATAGCATCACAACCAATTGTAAATATTTTATCATCTTCATTGTATGATAAAACATAGTTATAAAGAGCATTTTGTTTACGATCAATTGGTGCGACATACACATTACCTGCACCATCTTTAATTGATGCAATATACTGAGCAATCATGCATCCAAAACCATTGAATTGTTTATCTCTTTCACTATAAGTATATCCATTTACCATAGACTTACTTTTTACAAATTTTACTAAATTTGCACCCAGATTTTCCGGACCTCCATCATATTGTTGGTAAATAACAATGTATACTTTTACACCTTTGCTATTTACTGTTATAAATTTTATAGTTGCTGAAGTACCCATAGATATTTAGATTTAATTATTTTACATGTTAAAGTCAAGGCAATTCAATTTTTTCATAAAAATTGAATTGAACACCTGATAAAAATATTATAGATCAGTAGTAAGAGTTCGTACATGATCATACATGTATCTGGTAATCATGAAAAATATAATGATGCAATAAGACAAATATTATTAAATAAATATGAAAATAGAGTATTGATACTAGACTTAGATGACATGTATGATGAATATAGGAAAAATTCAGACCACCATTCTAGTTATCAATCATATGTAAACAATTTTATTGTTAATTCGCCAAAACCTCTCATTTTGTTGGGACCAAGTGCAAATCTTTATAGAGACATTGATATATTTAGTTTGGATATTACACACAAATTTTATATTAAATTTACTAAAATACCATTGAAACAAAGACTTTCAAAACATATTAGCAAATTGTTGGGAAAAAAAGTTTGGACTGATGATCATACAAAAACACATGTTGAAAAAGGATATTGTATAATGAATGCTAACAATGTATTAGAAAATATATCAATGATATTAGATAGTCATTTAAGACAATCTGGTGGCAATAATGCACGATATGTATTCAACTCATACTATTTAATGCCCAAATAATAGTAAATAAAAATTGAAAATAGTTTTAGTCTGTGTTTTGATATCAAAAAAACAAGGCATTGTAAGTATGGACACAAACCATAGTGCAATTGAGAAATTATTTGCAAGAACAGCAAGTTTTCAAAAAGTAGATATACCTAGTCATAAGATGTTTAAATCAACTTATATTGGTGGCTGTCAATCCACTCCACTAGGTAGAGAATCAATTGATTTTTCTTTTGAAGATTTATTTCTTTTGATGCTACCTTTTATCAATATTGTTGATGCAATTGATAGATGTGTAATGAATAAGGATATAGTGACAAAAAATCTATTAAAATTGGTTTATGAGATCGATCCAGGTATTAATTTTAATGATATTAGTGAATTATCCAATAGCAAAACACAACAGTTATTATTTAAACAAATGATAATAGCAAATGGGAAATATAAGTTTGATATTCTTTATGATCACATGAACAATTTATTTTTGCAAAAAGCAAAAAAAATAAAAGCAAACAAAAAATTCCTAAAAATTAAGACTGCTGACGGAATAAATTTTTTGATTTGGTGTTGTAAATACAAAAAATCAGAAGATTTTATCATATATTTATTGGATACCTATGGTAAAAAGTGCAAACCTGGACATATCGATAGTAAAAGTAATACGGCACTATTGTGGGCATGCCATAATGAAATGACAGATGTAGCACTTAAGTTGATTGATACATTTGGCATAGAGTGTAAACCTGGACATATCGATAGTAAAAGTAATACGGCATTATTGTGGGCATGTTATAATAAAATGACAGATGTAGCACTTAAGTTGATTGATACATTTGGTATAGAATGTAAACCGGGACAAATTGATGATACCAATAACACGGTACTATCATGGGCATGTTGTAAAAAAATGACAGACGTAGCACTTAAGTTAATTGATAAATTTGGTATGGAGTGTAATCCTGGACAAATTAATGGTAACAGTGATACTGCACTATTGTGGGCATGTTACCATAAAATGACAGATGTAGCACTTAAGTTGATTGATACATTTGGTATAGAATGCAAACCGGGACAAATTGATGATACTAATAACACCGCATTAATGTTCGCATGTTACGAAAAAATGTCGGATGTAGCAATTGCACTAATTGATAAATTTGGTATGGAGTGTAAACCCGGACAAATTAATAGTAAAAGCTGTACTGCACTAATACTGACATGTTACAATGAATTACCGGATGTTAGTACCAAGCTGATTTATAAATTTGGTATAGAATGCAAACCGGGACAAATTAATATTAATGATAATACTGCATTATTAGGGGCATGTAGAAAAAAAATGACAAATGTGGCACTCACATTGATTGACACATTTGGTATAGAATGCAAACCGGGATATGTTAACAATCGTGGAATGAGCGCAATTGATTTTGCAGAAAAGAATGAGATGTTTGATGTTTTATCCAAAATGATATCAATTGAATAAATAATACAAACATATCTTCACTTTTTAGATGATAGAATGGAAAGCTATCATCTAAAAAATCAATGATTGCAATGTAAGAATGTCATAAGATAAACATAATTTTATTATAAACCAAATGTTGCGTCTTGATGATTTTTATTGAAAATATATGTACGCCAATCACATGGAACAATAAAATAGATCATTAAAATAACAACATTATGATAAATAATAGGAACTATATTTATTCTTATTGTTTTTTTATTTATTCATTTTATTGGTTTATGTGATGGGATACTAGTGATCATATAGACTAATAAAATAAGCGTCAATGATAAACTGAATGATAGTAACCCATATACTTTTTAAAATAAAGTGGCTATAACACTTTCTTACGTTGCAAGCATTATCTAAAAATTGAAAATACTTTGAATTTGAATGTCAACATGTAATAAATCATATTACAATCATGGACACAAACCATGTTGCAATTCTCAATATGTTTCAAAAAATTGTGACATTTGCAAAAACAGATATACCAGATCATATGATGTTTTGTTCATCTTATTTTTCTGCTTGTCGTACCACTAAATTAGGTGATGCAACAATTGATTTTTCACTTGATGATTTATTCCTTTTGATGCTACCTTTTATTGATATTGTAGGTGTGGCTGATCGATGTATCGTGAATAAGGATATGGTTACAGAAAGATTATTGAAATTGGCATGCAAAATTAATCCAATCATTGATTTTGATAATATCAGTCAAATGGCTGATAACAAAATACAACAAATAATATTTAGACAAAAAATAATACATGGTGGTATTTATGATTTCAATATTATTTATGATTACATGTATAATTTATTTTTGCAAAAAAAAGTAGAGAAAAAAAAAATCATAAAAAAGTGCTTGAAAATAACAGATTCACTTGGATATAACTTTTTCTTGTGGTGTTGCCAGGAAAAACTTACGATAAAAACAAAGGATTTTTTCATCTATATGTTAGATAATTATGGAACAGAGTGTAACATAGGACAAATTTCTGCTGATGGCAATACAGCATTACTTTTGATATGTTACAAAAATATGCCAGATGTAGCACTTAAATTGATTAATTTTTCTGCAGAAAATAGCATAAAATACAATGTTGGTCATGTCAATAGTGAAAATGATACGGCACTGTTATGGGCTTGTGAAAATAAAATGACAGATATTGCGATTAAATTAATTGATTTTTTTGGTGTAGAATGCAATCCGGGACAAATTGATACTGCTGGATATACGGCATTGACATGGGCATGTCAAAATAAGTTAACAGATGTGGCACTTAAATTAATTGATTTTTGTTCAGTAAAAGGAATTGAGTGCAATATTGATCATGTTAATAATAAAAATTTTACTGCATTAATGTGGGCTTTAAATCATAAAATGATCGATGTGGCAATTAAAATAATGGATTTTTCTTTACAAAATGAAATAGATTGCAATGTTAGTTATATTAGTAATACAAATGATACAGTATTGATATGGGCATGTTATAAAAATTTGCCAGATGTAGCACTTAAAATTATTGATTTGTTTACACAAAATACCACAAACTGCAATATTGGACATGTCAATAGGACAAATGAAACAGCATTATTATGGGCATGTACTAATAAATTGGCAAATGTTGCACATAAAATAATTGATTATTCCCTGAAAACTGGCATAGATTGCAAGGTGGATCAGGTTAATAATTGTAATGAAACAGCATTACTATGGGCTTGTAGACATGGTATGGAAGATGTAGCACTAAAACTGATAAATAATTTTGGTGCATCATGTAAAATAGATCAAGTAAATAATAATGGTTATACGGCATTATTATGGACTTGTGCTAATGGTATGGAATATGTATCACTTAAATTGATTGATTTTGCTGAAAAAAATGATATAGATTACAAAATAAATCAAATTAATAATTGTGGCTACACTGCATTAATGCTGGCATGTCAAAAAAAAATGTCATCTGTTGCACTTAAATTAATTGGGACAAAAAAATGTATGATTAATATTATGTCTACTAAAAAATTCACCGCATTGATATGGGCATGCCATCACAAAATGACAGATGTTGCACTTGAAATTATTAATGTTGCTTCACAAAATGAAATATACTGCAATATTGATCAAGCTGAAACCGCATATGGTTTAACACCATTGATGTGGGCTTGTAATTCTGGAATGTCAGATGTTGCACTTAAAATAATTGAGTATTCCTTAAAAAATGATATTGATTGCAAAGTAAATCACATTAGTAAACATGGTTACACTGCATTAATTTTTGCATGTTATAATAAAATGACAGATGTTGCACTTAATTTAATTGATTCATATGGGACAAAATGCAATATCGGCCATGCTGAAAACAGTAATGGCTATACTGCATTAATGATGGCATGTCATAACAAAATGAAAGATGTTGCACTCAAATTAATTGATACTTGCAGAACAGAATGCAAAATTGGGCACATAAATAAGCACAAGGATACTGCATTGATATGGGCTTGTCGAAATAGTCTATCAGATGTGGCAATTAAAATTATTGACATATTTACTAAAAATTTTAGCATATATTATGTTGATGTATTTGGCACAACTTGTAACATATATCATGCCAATAATGATGGGCAAACAGCAATTGATATTGCAAAAACAAATGATCTTGTTGATGTTTTGTTCAAGATAAAATCAAGTGGATTTAGAGAATAAAACATGAGGGATCATTTTTATTTTTTGTTTTGACAAACAAAAAATAAAAATTGAAATCTGATTTTATCTTAAATTTCAATATGCAAAGAAATATATGACATCATTATGGTTTCAATCCATGCGGAATTTTTGAATATTGCCGGTAAAAAAGTAGAATTTCGAAGATCCGACATTCCAGATCACAAAGTATTTGAGTCATCTTATTTTGCTGCATGTCGTACTACTGTATTAGGTGATGGGACTATAAACTTCTCTCTTGATGAGATATTTCTTTTGTTGTTGCCTTATATTGATATTGTCAATGTATCTGATAGATGTTTAATGAATAAGGAGGATATCGCAAAACTATTGTTGAAACTAGCATTCAAAGTACATCCAGAAATTAATTTTGCTGGTATCAATGGACCATGTGAATCTGGATTGCAATTAAAATTACTAAAACAAAACATAAAGGCAACTGAACAGTTTGATTTCACAGACATTTTTAGGCACTTGCGAAGCGAGTATGATGGTTCTCAATCCGGATTAAAGAGTATTGTGGAAAAGATATTAAAAATTAATGATAAAACAGGCTTCAATTTTTTCATATGGTGTTGTCATAAAAAGCAATCCGAAGAATTTATTATGATGTTGATGGATGTCCATAAAAGAAAATGTAATATGAATCAGATTAGTAAGGGTGGTGGTACTGCACTAATATATGCAATTGAAAACAACTTGTCAAAAGTGGCACTTAAATTAATTAGTGAATTTGGTATCAAGTGTAATATTGATCATGTCGATCAATTTAAATCAACAGCATTGATATCAGCATGTCAAAATAAAATGACAGATGTGGCACTTATGATTATTAATTTTTCTTTGAAAAATGGTATAGACTGTAAGATTAGCCAAGTTAACACTTCAAAGCGTACTGCACTTATTGAGGCATGTGTAGCCAACTTAACAAAAGTAGCACTTAAACTAATTGATACTTATGGAACAAAATGTAAAGTCGATCAAATTGATGTTGATGGTAACACGGCTCTAATGTGGACATGCAAAAGTTATATGTCAGATGTAGCACTCAAATTGATA